CTGAACTTACCTCTTCTTCAAAACCAAAGATTCGTCCTGAGTCAAAGTCTGAAATTACAGTTTCTGCACTTCCATCTAATGATCCATCAGTAAAGAAAATTGTAGCTAGAGCAGAAAAAGCTATCAATGCAGCTGAGAAAAGTGGTGAGACAGTTACTAGAGTTAAAAAGATTGTTGAAGATCTTAAGAACGAAAGAAAAGACGATCCTACAACTTTAATAGATAACCTACAAAGATGGTTAGGCAACTGGAAATCCACTGGTGGTATTTCTGGTAGAGCTAAAGGTGATCCTCGTAAAATGAATAAGGGCGGTATGGCTAAGAAAAAATCAGGCTATTCTAAAGGCGGCTCAGTAACTGACATGCGTAAAACAGGGTTGTTTAAATGAAGTTAGAGGGTGATAAAGTAGTAGGACATCGTGGTGATGTTCTTGCTGAAAAGATTCGTGGAGAATGGCATACTAAAGATCCTGCTGTTCTCGAATTTATTAACAGTAATAATAAGCCAGTTAAAAAAGCTCCCGATAAAAAGAAAGCTGAAGTGGTAGAAGAGTTAGCAATGGAACGTGCCCGTGATAAAGACGGTAGTTTTATTGCTGACGATCCTACTACAGAGGTTAATGAAGCTTGGGTAGTTAAAACAATTAAAAAAGCCGTTAAGGGTAAAAAATAATGTCACTAGTAAACCAGGGCAAGGCAGCACGTAAAAGATCTGTATGGGGCCATAACAATGGCACTGCTACAGAGGTTGTGTATACTTGCCCTGCTAACTGTATAGCTGAGGTTACATTTATACACATAGTTAATGGCGGTGGCAGTACAAACTCTGTAGATGTAGAATGGTATGTAGCAGCAGATAATTACACGTCTCACTTTCTAGCAGGTAAGAGTCTAGGTGCAAACGATTACATTACTTTTACAAACATTGACCTAATACTGCAGCCTGGTGATAAGATACAAAATGTCCCTACTTCTGCTGGTCATATTGACACTATTATTACTGTAACAGAAACCTTTGTCCCAGTAGGGTAATAACAGGGTTGCATTATTGTCTATAGTATAGTATAACTATATGTGTAAAACTAGTTTCCGTAAGCTGCAAGTGCAGCATAATTATGGAGACACAAATGAAAAAATGGTTTATTAAACTAATTGAAGCACGGCAAAAAGAAGTTAATCGTAGAATTGCTATGAACCAACTCTACAGAATGACAGACAGAGAACTGAACGACATGGGTATTGGCCGTGCAGATATCCGAAGAGTCGTTACAGAAGTTTAACACACAGGAACACACACATGACACAATCAAACCCTTATCAGATTCGCACAGATGTTTTATCTATGGCAAAAGAAATGCTAGATAAAGCATATGATACACAGCTAGAAATTGCTAAAACAATGATGGAGCAATCCAAAAGTAATAGTGAACTAGCATTGGAAGCTTGGGAACGTTATATCCCAAAGATGTACACACCAGAAGAGTTGAAGAAGCAAGCGGAGAAACTATACGAGTTCGTTTCTAACAACAAATAAAGTGAGTTCTTTGGGAGGAGACTCATGGACCCAGTTACCATTATTGGGGGTGCCACAGTCGCCTTCAATGCCATTAAAAAAGGCATACAAGTAGGACGTGAGCTACAGGACATGACTGGTCAACTATCTCAGTGGGCCAGTGCCATGTCTGACTTAGGTCAAGTCGAAAAGAAAACAAACAACCCTCCTTGGTGGAAAACCCTGGGAGGGTCTGTAGAAGCAGAAGCACTTGCTGTTTGGAATGCAAAACGTCAAGCAGATGCTATGCGGGAAGAACTACGGCAGCATATTAGTTTTGTCTATGGGCCTGGAGCTTGGGAAGAACTAGTACGTACTGAAGCTAAGATAAGAAAACAGAAAAAGGATCAAGAGTACCGTAAAGCTGAGATAATAGAAGAGATTATAACTTGGATCGCAACAAGTATATTACTTATCTTAGGTATAGGTGCTATTGGTTTTATATTTTATATGGTAGGATAATATGGCTAAAAACTTAACAGAGAAACAACAGAAATTTCTCGACGTGTTGTTTGAGGAAGCTGGTGGTAATCTAGTTAAAGCTAAGAAGCTTGCTGGGTATGCAGATGCTGTCACTTCAAGACAGGTTGCAGAACCTCTTGCAGAAGAGATTGCAGATCTTACTAAAAAGTTTATCTCTTCTTCTGCAACTAAAGCTGCATACTCAATGTTTGAGATTATGAATAATCCAACAGATCTAGGAAACAAAGAAAAAATGGCAGCTGCAAAAGATGTCCTAGATCGCAGTGGTTTTGTGAAGACAGAAAAAGTAGAAGTCTCTGCTACAAACCCACTGTTTATTCTGCCGCAGAAATCGGATGAAGACTAATAAAACTTGGCAATTACCCAAACCAGACTTTATAGATGGTAGTTATGTCTGGAAACCTGTAGTAAGATTAGGTAGTGTTGTACCATTTGGCTATAGACAAGACCCAGATGATTGTGATATACTACTACCAATACCAGAAGAACTAGAGTTATTTGAGTTAGCTAAAAAACATTTAAAAAGGTATAGCTATAGAGAAGTATCTGCTTGGCTAACAACTCAATCTGGTAGATACATCTCACATGTAGGTTTATATAATAGGGTGAAACTTGAGCAACGACGTAAGACACAAGCTGCAACTCAACGCTACCTCGCCAAACGTTACAAAGAAGCCCTTGAAAAGGCAGAAAGGCTCGAAGGTAGACTCCTCGGTCAAAAAGAGTACATCAGTACCAGCGCAACCGAAACCTGAAGAGTTAGACGTAGAGAAAGCAGTAAGAGAAGTAATATTCGAACCTAACCCTGGCCCCCAGACTAGGTTCTTAGCCGCAACTGAACAGGAGGTTCTTTATGGAGGTGCTGCTGGTGGAGGTAAGTCTTATGCAATGGTTGCCGACCCTGTACGTTACTTGGGGAACCCAAATGCGAGAATGCTTCTCGTCCGTCGTAGTACAGAGGAACTTCGTGAGCTTATTTCGGTAAGCAAACAACTTTATCCCAAGGCTATTCCTGGAATTAAATTTATGGAAAGGGATAAAACTTGGGTAGCTCCATCAGGTGCCACATTGTGGATGTCATACCTAGACAGAGAAGATGACGTTATGAGATACCAAGGTCAAGCTTTTAACTGGATTGGCTTTGACGAACTTACACAATGGCCTACACCCTACGCATGGAACTATATGAGATCACGTCTTCGTACCACTAAGGCTTCTGGTCTACCTCTTTACATGAGGGCTACCAGCAACCCAGGTGGACCTGGACATCAGTGGGTAAAAAGAACGTTCATTGATCCTCAAACTCCAGATAGGTCGTTTTATGCTACTGATGAAAACGGAGATGTGATTACTTGGCCGAAAGGTCACAGTCGGGAGGGTGAGCCTCTGTTCAAACGTAAGTTTATACCAGCCACCCTCTTTGACAATCCCTATCTTTCGGATGACGGACTTTATGAAGCTAACTTGTTATCCCTACCTGAGCACCAACGAAGACAGCTGCTTGAAGGTGACTGGGACATTAATGAAGGCGCAGCTTTCCCAGAGTTTAACCGAAACATTCATGTTGTTAACCCTTACGACATCCCAAATAACTGGATTCGTTTTAGGGCTTGTGACTATGGTTATGGTTCCTATACTGGAGTTCTTTGGTTCACAGTAGTTCCAGGATCTGAGCAGTTAGTAGTGTATAGAGAACTATATGTATCTAAAGTTACAGCCACTGACCTAGCCGATATAATATTGGGAATAGAAGCAGAGGCAGGAGAAAAAATACGGTATGGAGTTTTGGACTCTTCTTTGTGGCATAATCGTGGTGATACTGGTCCTTCACTCGCTGAACAAATGATTATGAAAGGCTGCAGATGGAGACCCTCAGATAGATCTAAAGGCTCTCGTGTAGCAGGTAAAAACGAAGTACACAGACGACTGCAAATTGATGAGTTTACAGAAGAACCCAGAATAGTATTTTTTAACAGTTGTGTAAATACAATATCACAAATACCAAGTTTACCTCTAGATAAAAATAATCCTGAAGATGTAGACACACATGCAGAAGATCACTTGTATGATGCTTTACGTTATGGTATTATGACCAGACCAAGAAGTAATTTATTTGATTTTGATCCTTTTGCCCAGCGCACTGGTTTTCAGGCATCAGATCCCACTTTTGGATATTAAGGAAAAAATATGGAAGAAGAATTTGAAGATATGGAAATGGATATGGAACAGGCTTCTGCTATCGAAGACGTAGCAAAAGATGACTATACAGATCCAATCGCAGGTCAAATTGTCCAATTTGTAAAAAATAAGTTTAATAAAGCAGAAACAGCACGTCAAACTGACGAGGAACGCTGGATTAAAGCTTATAGAAACTATAGAGGTACTTATGGGTCTGACATACAATTTACTTCAACAGAAAAGTCACGTATTTTTGTTAAAGTTACGAAAACTAAAACCTTGGCTGCTTACGGCCAAATTGCTGATGTTCTATTTGGTGGTAATAAATTTCCTTTAAGTATTGACCCTACAAAACTTCCAGATGGTGTAGAAGAAACTGTAAACTTTGAAACCAATGAAGAGATACGTAAAGCATCTGGCGATACTAAGCCAGACAAACTACTTCCTGGGGAAACTTATCCAGAGTTTAAAGAACGTCTAGCAGGTCTTGCAGGTAAATTAGAACCTGTACTAGATCAGGTAAAACCTGGACCCAGTGGTAGCCCATCTGCTGTGCAAATGCATCCTGCAGAAGTTGCTGCTAAAAAGATGGAAAAGAAAATTCATGACCAGCTAGAGGAGTCTCACGCAAAGAAACATCTTCGTGCGGCTGCTTTTGAATGTGCATTGTTTGGCACAGGTATTATGAAAGGTCCATTTGCGGTAGATAAAGAGTATCCAAACTGGAATGAGGATGGTGAGTATACGCCACTATTTAAAACAATTCCACAAACTACTTCCGTATCTATCTGGAACTTTTATCCAGACCCAGACGCATCTACAATGGAAGAGGCAGAGTACATAGTTGAGCGGCACAAAATGTCTCGTTCACAAGTACGAGCACTTAAAAAACGTCCTTACTTCCGCCCCAATGCTATTGATAACGCATTAAAGATTGGTGAAAACTACCGCAAAGAGTGGTGGGAACAGGTCATGGAAGATAACTCCGAAGAAGAGGATAAAGCAGAACGCTTTGAAGTCTTAGAGTTTTGGGGTTTTGTTGATAGAGAAATTATTGAAGATCAGGGAGTAGACATTCCCTCCGAACTAAAAAATGCAGATCAGTTGAGTGTAAATATTTGGATTGCAAATAGCCAAGTATTACGTCTAGTAATGAATCCGTTCACACCAGCTTACATCCCTTACTTTGCTGCACCGTATGAAATGAATCCATACAGTATTTTTGGCGTTGGTATTGCTGAGAACATGGATGACACTCAAACACTTATGAATGGCTTTATGCGTATGGCAGTAGATAACGCTGCCCTATCTGGTAATTTACTTATTGAAGTAGACGAGACTAACCTCGTCCCAGGGCAAGACCTCTCCGTGTATCCAGGCAAAGTGTTTAGAAGACAGGGAGGGGCACCTGGTCAAGCTATCTTTGGCACCAAGTTTCCTAACGTATCTAATGAAAACATGCAAATGTTTGATAAGGCAAGAGTGCTGGCAGATGAATCTACAGGCTTTCCTTCGTTTGCCCACGGACAGACTGGGGTTAGCGGTGTCGGTCGTACTGCTTCTGGTATTTCTATGCTTATGTCTGCTGCGAATGGCTCTATTCGTAACGTAGTCAAGAATATCGATGATTACTTACTAGCACCACTAGGCAAAGCTTTCTTTAACTTTAACATGCAGTTTGACTTTGACAAAGAGATCAAAGGTGACTTGGAAGTTAAAGCTCGTGGTACGGAAAGCTTAATGGCTAATGAAGTACGTAGCCAACGCTTAATGCAGTTCTTACAAGTTGTACAAAATCCAGCACTAGCACCATTTGCTCGTATGGATTATATCGTTCGTGAGATTGCTAAGTCTATGGATCTTGATCCAGATAAAGTTGGCAACAACATGGCGGAAGCAGCAGTGCAAGCTGAGATCTTGAAACAGTTCCAAGCAGCTAATCCGCCAGAACCACAACCAGGTGTTCCTGCACCTCAACAGCCAGGAGGTCCACAGGGCGCTCCAGCGGGCGTACAAGTGCAGGATACGCAAGGTAGCGGGGGTGGTACTATAGGAACTGGTACAGCGCCTCAGCCAGGAGAACAGGGCTTCTCAGCTAATACTGGCCCACAACAGGTACAATGAAACTCGTCGTGAATAATACACTTAAACCTTTTGTAAACAATCCAGAACTGTACAATCCGTTTCTGGAAGAGATACTAACCCGAATTGACAAAGTACATAAACGCCTTGAGCAGATTACAGATGTAGAAGAACTGTATCGTGCTCAGGGTGAAATACGTGTGCTTAGATCCTTGTTATTACTTAGGGAACATATTAATGGTTGAATCTTCACCAAAGCCACAACCTCGACCACTTTTTAACGGTATGAACTACGAGCAGTATATGGAGTATATTGCTGATGAGATTAAGGACAATCCCATTGCACAGCTAGGTGTTGATCCTAATATTATGAGTATAACTGCTCGACCACAAGGGCCACTTTCTGAAGATTTTAAAAATTATTTGGGTGGACTTGGTTCTCCTACAATGAATGCTTCTTACACCTACTTCGATGAAAATGAAGACTCTGTTGAGATTGGTGAAGATTTAAAAGAAGGTAAACCTGTACAAGCTCACGAGTTTACTCATCGTGGGTTTAGATTACTGAAAAATTATTATGATGAAGATCCTGAATTTTTTGTGGATAAGTATGGTCAAGCTGCAGCTAATATTGTAAAAGATATTGGTACACGAGAAGCACATAGACGGAATGAGTTTGATACAGAAATGTATGATAACCGTGAGGCAGTTTTTGAAACATCTTTTGGGCCAATGAGATATGGTGAACATACAGAAGGTGATACAGCAACTATAGATAAGTTTCAGAAGTATAGATCTTTATTAGGACCAAGGGTTGAAAAAGCTCAGACTAATAAGCTAGATAGATCTTTGTTTGATGCATTTCAACAGTTAGAACGTGCAGCTGGCGACATGATGAATAAACGTAAAGGTTATGCCCAAGGTGGTCTTGCAGAGCAAATGGACTCAATGCTACCTGCAGCAGATAACGACACTCGTTCTACGGAAGAGTATCTTAAAGATACTAAGCCAATGGACATTAGTAATGTTCCATTCTTTGAAAGACCTATGGATGCTAGTAAGAATGATAAACCTACAGGAAACATGGACGAAACTGGTGCTATTGAATATAGAACAGCTTTAGGTAATACTTACTTTGTAAGGCGTAACCCAGATCAGAGAACAACTAGAACTAAGATACAGGAAGATGTACTACCTGTAGTAAAAGACTGGATAAAAAATCCTCAAGCACCTAGTGTAGAACAAGCAGTAGAGATGGGTAAGGCTATTTCTAAGTCTGCTTGGGAACTGTTAAGTATCCCTGGAGATTTAGCTACTGGAAAAAAAACTGCATCAGATGTTACTATGCAGGATGTATACGATATGACTGGTACAATGACATTGGGATCTGCACCTTTTAAGGTTCCTGAAAATGCTTTAAGAACTTTTGGTGGTAAAGGTGCTAGAGATTTAGATGTGGGTGCTTTTGCACAAGCTCGTGAGTTGATGAAAGACGGTGTTCAAAGAGTTAACCCAAATAATCCAGAGCAGTTTTATGATTTAAATAAAAAAGTTTGGAAAGAGACTGGTTGGTATATTGATCCTAAAGATAATCAATGGCGCTTTGAAATTGATGATTCTAAATCAAAAGTTACTTTAGACAACCTTCCAATTACTTATAAAGAATTAGAAGATTCTGGTGGAGAATTTAATCTACCAGATTTATTTAAACATGATGAAATTTATAAACAATATCCACACTTAAAAAATATAACAGTTAGATTTTATAACCCTAAAATAGCTAAAAATTCTACTGAAATGCGTGATAATGTAGCTGGGTATATGAGTAATGATGGTTCAGGTATTTTAGCTATAAATACTGCAGGTATTGATGCTAATACAATTATAACAGACGAAATTAGAGACACTATTTTACATGAAATTCAACACTCAATTCAACGGTATGAAGGTTTTACTCCAGGTTCAAATGAAAACTATATAGATCCAGGTGTTTTAACCAAGGGTGAACAAAAAGTCTTAGATAAAATTAAAGATCTTTCCTTTGATAATTCAGGTATAAAAATAAATAATGCACAACTAAAAGTAGCTTCTTTAGAGAACTGGTTTCCTGCAAATTTAGCTAAAGATTATGCTTCGTCAGGCTATACAACTAATGAAATAACTAAAGATTTACTTGATAGGCGATCAAATTACGTTAGCGAACTTATGAAAGATTACCCTAATGGAATACCACCTGAATTAGGGGAAAAAGTTCTAGCTAATATAGACAAATTAAAAGATAACATTTTTAAACAAGCTCAGTATGAGTTAGGTTTACCTAAACTTGCAACTGAATTTTATCGGGGTGCAGGTGGAGAAATAGAATCCAGACTTGTAGAATTTAGTAAAGATATGACTGATTGGCAGAGAAAAAATGATCCTCCTGGAGGATCTAAAGTTTTCAATGAAAAATCTGGAAATTACGAAGGGCTGCAAGGGTTTCCTTTAGATAGGGAAAATCAGTTATTAGAAAAAGAACGTAGACTTCATGCTACTGGATTTAGGGGTAAAGAGGGTGTAGATCCAACACAACTTGCACGTAGATCTTTTAATCCAGAAGCTGTAGGATCTACAGATGTTTATTTAGATATAAATCGTAGTGATTTTAGAAGGCCTAGAGATTCTTCTGGAAAACCTGAAGTAGATAAAAAGGGCAAACCTAAGAAACCTTTAATAACAGAAAAATTAAATAAAATTTTTAAAGGTGAAGATAAACTTCTATCTATTATAAATTCTAAACCTGGAAGTTCTTTCAACTTAAACGGTCAGAATTACACTTTTAATAGTGTAGATACTAAGTTAGTAAATAGAAATGAATTGGAAGGCGATAGAGGTTACTTTTTATTACGTCCCACACCTGATCTCGGCAGCTCTGTGTTTGTTCCAGTAATTGAAGCTAGAAATAGTTTAGGTAATCGTGTTGAAATATCTATAGCAAATTTTGTAGAGGATATTGGAAAATATGCTGGTAAAAATGTTGATAAACAGACAACAAGTATATTTGGCAGAATTAAAAATAAACTAGGGTTGACACCTAGTACTTCAGAGCGTGCAAACCCCACTCTTGAAGACTTTGGTTATTACGTAGATAACCCAGCTAAGTGGGGAAATACAGATTGGGCAAAGAACAAACAAGCCTCTGCAGAAAAGTATGCAAAAGAAGGTGGTAAGTCAGCTCAAAAACTTTTGTCAGGTCCACAGACTGCATTTTTAGGTATCGACAATAAGAAACCTTTGTATCTTGATACTGAGTTTTTATCTACACTAAAAGGTGCTAACGACGAAGTTACGGACATGTCTAATCCAAAATATGTGGGTTTAAAAAAGTCTGTAGAAGAAGAAGGATTTATACCTGATCAAAAAGGTAATAAGATTATTATTGGTATTAACCATAAGGGTAAGGCATTTATTATGGAAGGTAACAATAGGGTTGCCATAGCAAAAGAATTTGGTGCGCCTAGTGTTAAAGCAGAAGTAAGATACTATAATGGTGCTGAAGAAGTAGATGGACCTTACTCTCCACAAAATATTTTAAAATATGCAAGTCAAGCATCAAGACAATTTGCCGAAGGAGGCGCAGTAAGTAGCATGAACGAACAAATGAGTTTTGCATTCGCAGACGGAGGTTTGCGTGACGATGGAGTGAGACAAGATCCAGTATCGGGTAATGAAGTACCTTCAGGGTCTTTGGCTAATGAGGTTAGGGATGACATTCCTGCGCAACTGTCTGAAGGGGAGTATGTAGTTCCAGCTGATGTCGTCAGATACTACGGTGTAAAATTCTTTGAAGATTTGCGTCAAGAAGCAAAAACAGGCTTGCAAGACATGGAAATGAATGGTAGAATAGGTGGTGAACCTGTTCTTGAAAGTGGTCCTGAAGGTAACGAGGATCTTACCCCAGAAGAACTAGCTGCTATCCAAGAAATGATGGGCATGTACGGAGGCGGTGCTGTTGGGGGTTTTGCTGAAGGCGGACTTCAAACTGATCAGGATATTTTGACTGCAGGTCAACAAGCCCAACAAAGACAGTTTACAGGATTCCCATTAGGTGCTACAATATTTCCTAGGGCAGATTCTGGACAAATAGAATCTGTTCCAGTAACACCTACAATTACTATTCAGGAAACTGCAGAATCTTGTGCTAGAAAAGGTATGTCTTATGACCCAGCTACACAAACTTGTGTTGCAATGCCTGTACAAGCACCTGTTCAAACTGTTAGCGATAATAATGACGGTCCACCACCAGTACCCACAGAACCAGCAAAACCTTGGTATGAAAGTGTAGATTGGACTACGACAGATATTGCAGATCCAACTGCTACTGAAAGTATCCTTCGACAAATACCTGGTGTAGGTCAAATTGTAAGCATGAGAAACATTGCTGGTCAATACGCTAAAGCCAATATTCTGGAAGCTGCTGGTGACCCTACAGCTGCAAAGCAAATTCGGGATAATATTGAAAAGTACATGGGTAAACAAGATTTAGGTACAAAAATTGCAAAAGATGCTTTTGGTAGATATGCTGATGGTGATTGGATGACTATTCAGTATTTAAACTCTATTGGTATTGAAACACCTAAAGATCTTAAGACTGAAGATGGTGGTGGTATGCCAGAGTTTATTGCAGGGTTAGCTAAAGACCCAACTAAACGTGCATTGATTGCAGGATCTATTAGTCCAGAAAGAAAAAAACTTATAGATCAATCTGTTGCAACAGAAGCAGAAAAAGCTAGAATTGCTGCGGAAAAAGCTGAAGAAGCAAAAAGAGAAGAAGCAAGAAGAGCACAACAACAAACAACAATTCAACAGATTCAACAGAGTAATCAATCTGATTCTCCAACATATGGTTATGATCCAGATCCAGAGCTAGATAATAGAAGGACCACGGCTCCTGCTAGTGCAAACAGTACATACAAATTTTCTAAAGAAAGTCCAGGTGATACATCTACACCAGGCGGTGCTGCATCTAGCTCCTACCTAAAACAAGAAGATGCTAACTTTGGACTATTAAATAAAGGCGGCTTAATGGCCAGCAAACCAAAAACTCAAACAAAACGCCAATACAAAAAAGGCGGACTCGCAGGTAAGAAATAAGGCTACCCAGCTAAAAGCTGGCCCCAACATAAGGAGAATATAATGCCTGAACTAACAGCAGTAGCAGCACCAAAGACAGCAGGTTTTGTTGACAGAGGTTATAACTACGAACGTAAACGTAAACGTATTGAAGACGAAGAGAAAGAAATTGCCCGTTTAGAGGCAGAGGCTCGTGGTGAAACAGTCGAAGAAGAATCCGATGGCGAAGGACTTGAGACAGCCCAAGTATCGGATGAGGGTAATACCGAACAAAAAGAAGCCCAAGAGGACTATGAAACATCGGAAGATGATTCAAACCTGACCCGTGAGGAAAAGTCTTTTAAAAAACGTTATGGTGATTTACGAAGACACATGCAGGAAAAAGAAAAGGAATGGAACGAAAAGTTTGAATCCTTTGAAAAACGCATGAAAAAGGAATCTATTGCTCCACCTAAATCTGATGAAGATATCGAAGAGTGGGCAAAACAGTATCCTGATGTAGCTGGTATTGTAGAAACAATCGCTGCTAAGAAAGCTCAAGAAATGTTTAGCAAAGCAGATGCTAGACTAAAAGAGTTAGATCAGGCACAATCAGAAGTACAAAGAGTAAAAGCAGAAAATCAAATTCGTAAAACTCACGAAGACTTTGACGATCTCCGAGCTTCTGATGAGTTTCACGATTGGGCTGAAGAGCAGCCTAAATGGGTACAAGATGCACTTTATGAAAACGCAGACGATCCTGCATCAGTAATACGTGTTATTGATTTGTATAAAGTAGATAAAGGCCTTACTAAAAACGCAAAGAAAGTTAAGGCTAAAGAAGCAGCTTCTACAATTACTAGACGTAGTAAAACAGACGTAGATGTAGATGATGCTAGTAACGTAATTCGTGAGTCAGAGGTAGCTAGAATGTCTGCAAAAGAATTTGAAGCTAGATCTGATGAAATTAACAAAGCTATCCGTTCGGGTAAGTTTGTTTACGATGTATCTGGCAGAGCTAGATAAAAGCTGTTGACAATAAGATAATCAACAGTATAACTATAGGAGTAGAGACAAAAGCCTCTTTATGACTACCTTTTGTCTCAATCCAATTTTCATATAAAAGTCTAAAACTAAAAAGAACTACCTGCTCAAGTATAGGCCCAGTAGGTATACGGTAGCGCAACTGTATATAAACTGCACCCTAGAAAACGATCAGCCTCTTTAAGGTGTTTAGCTTTATTAAGCCAAATATCATGGAGGATTTACTATGGCTTTTGCATCGGCATCAGGTTACACAAACCTGCCAAACGGGAACTTCTCTCCCGTAATTTATTCCAAGAAAGTACAACTTGCTTTCCGCAAGTCTACTGTCGTTGGAGACATCACAAACTCTGATTATTTCGGTGAAATCGCTAACCAAGGCGACACTGTTAAAATCATTAAAGAACCTGAAATCTCAGTTTCTGCATATGCTCGTGGCACAACAGTCACAGCACAAGATTTGCAGGATGACGATTTCTCTCTAGTCGTTGATAAGGCTAACTATTTTGCCTTCAAAATGGACGACATTGAGGAAGCCCATTCGCATGTAAACTTCATGGATCTTGCAACCAACCGTGCGGCATACCGCTTGGCTGATCAGCATGACCAAGAAGTATTGGGCTATTTGTCAGGCTATAAACAGTCTGCATTGCATGGTAACGCTGACACAGTTAACACAACTGTTAACGGTACTAAAGCAAACACATCTGCTGGTTCAGATGAATTGCTTGCAGCAAACAAACTAGACATCACCGATTTCGGTAACATCACAACTTCTGGTGTTGCAGGTGACTCTATCCCAGTTGCTGCTCGTTTGCCAGGTGCAACAGCACTTCCAACAACATATGTGTCCCCAACTATGTTGGTTGCACGTATGGGCCGCTTGCTTGATCAACAAAACGTTGACAAAGCAGGTCGTTGGGTTGTTATCGATCCAGTTATGATGGAAGTCTTGATGGACGAAGATTCTCGTTTCTTGAACTCAGACTTCGGAGATTCAGGCGCTCTACGTAACGGTTTGGTAATTCCTAACTGGAACGGCTTCCGTGTATACGTTTCGAACAACCTACCATCAATCGGTACAGGTTCTTCGACAACAGGTACATCTGCACAGCAAGTCAACTACGGTGTTATCGTAGCTGGTCATGACTCTGCAGTAGCAACTGCTGAACAAATCAACAAAACTGAGTCCTATCGTGACCCAGATTCATTTGCTGACATCGTTCGTGGTATGCACCTGTACGGTCGCAAAATCCTACGCCCAGAAGCGTTGGTAAATGCACGCTATAACCTAGCGTAATGTAACTAATGAGGGGGCTGGTCAAGTACTGGCCCCCTTGTGCTTACTTTAATAAGGACATTCCCTATGGCTATTACAACGGCAATGTGCAACAGCTTCAAGCAAGAACTACTTGGGGGTGTTCACGATCTGGATACAGATACCATTAAAATTGCACTGATTAAGAGTACTCCATCTGGTACTTACGGTGCAGCTACTACAAATTACAGCAACGTTACAGTCGCATCGGATGAAGCTACAGGTACTAACTACACTACTGGTGGTAACACACTAGGAAGCCCAGTTATTTCACTGTCAGGCTCAACAGCTATTGTAGACTTTGCAGATACAACCTGGGCATCAGCTACCGTTTCAGCAGATGGTTGTATTATCTACAATGCATCTAAATCAAATGCAGCTATTGCGGTTATTGACTTTGGTGGTACTAAGACTTCTACCAACGGTGACTTTACAATTCAGCTGCCAACAGCAGATGCATCTAACGCTATCATTCGTATTGCATAAGGTTTGTACCTATGGCCCTACTTTTAAGAGATAGAGTAAAAGAAACTACAACTACATCTGGCACTGGTGATATAACACTCGGTGGTGCCGTTGAAGGTTTTCAAAGCTTTGGTGCTGTACTTTCTAACTCTGATACAACTTACTATGCTATTTCTCACAGAGATGCAGATGAATGGGAAGTAGGGCTTGGTACATACGACAGCACTGCTGGAACAATATCACGTACTACAGTTCTAGAGAGTAGCAACAGTGGTTCTGCTGTTAGCTTTAGCTCTGGTACTAAAGACATCTTTATTACTTTACCTGCTGAAAAGGCTGTAGCACTAGATGCTAATGATGATTTAAGCATTGGTAATATTACTACTAGTGGGTATCTACGTGGCCCAGCTACATTTACTATTGACCCAGCAGCTTATGGTGATGCTACAGGTACACTGGTTATTTTAGGTAACCTTCAAGTAGATGGAACTACGACTACTATTAACTCTACCACTGTAACCGTAGATGATCTTAACCTTACTCTAGCATCAGGTGCAGCTAATGCAGCAGCAGCTAATGGTGCAGGTATTAGTGTTGATGGTGCATCTGCTACATTTACATACGATTCAGCTACTGACCGCTGGACTATGAATAAAGACTTAACTACTAACTTGGTAGGTAATGTTACAGGTACAGTCTCTTCCCTTAGCAATCATGACACAGGTGACCTTGCAGAAGGTAGTAACTTATACTACACCACTGCACGTTTTGATACTGCATTCTCTGGTAAGACTACTACTGATCTAACTGAGGGTACTAACCTCTACTATACATCAGCTAGGTTTGACACAGCATTCAGTGCTAAGAATACTACAGACTTAACTGAAGGTACAAACCTTTACTACACTACCACCAGAGCTAACACAGACTTCGACACTCGATTAGCTACAAAAGATACAGGTGACCTTGCAGAAGGTACTAACTTATATTATACTACAGCCAGAGTAAATACAGACATAGATACCCGTGTAACTAAAAGTTATGTGGATGCCCTTAACGTAGATGCTGATACACTTGATGGATTAAACTCTACTGACTTTGATCGTGCAGGTGATGCATTAGCTCTAGCTATAGCACTAGGATAACAATATGGCAAATACTTTTAAAAACTATACATCAGCAAGCGTAGGAACTAGTGCTACTACGGTTTATAC